GACATACTAAGTCGGAGTTTGCTTCATACTTACTTCCGGCTTGGATGGTGGGCCGGGATCCTAAGCTCAAGATAATTCAAGCAACACACACGGCAGAGCTAGCAATAAGATTTGGCCGTAAGGCAAAGAATCTTATCGACTCAGAATATTATACAAAAATTTTTAAGACAAGATTACAAGAAGACTCCAAAGCAGCAGGACGTTGGGAAACATCACAAGGTGGTGAATATTTTGCAGCTGGTGTTGGTGGTGCGATCACGGGCCGTGGTGCAGACCTCTTGATTATTGATGACCCGCACTCTGAACAAGATGCACTATCACCTAATGCATTAGAGTCAGCTTACGAGTGGTATACATCAGGACCAAGACAACGTTTACAACCAGGAGGCAAGATCGTAATGGTCATGACACGTTGGAGCACAAAAGATCTTACAGGTAAATTAATACAGAATCAAAAAGAACCAAAAGCTGATCAGTGGCACGTGGTCGAATTTCCAGCGATCATGGACCATGGATCAAGCAACGCGAAACCGGTCTGGCCAGAGTATTGGAAATTAGAAGAGTTAGAAAAGGTTCAAGCAACACTGCCCACGGGTAAATGGAATGCGCAGTGGATGCAAAATCCAACAGCAGAAGAAGGAGCGATATTAAAACGTGAGTGGTGGATGAAGTATACCGACGAGGATATACCACAGCTACAACATGTGATACAATCTTATGATACAGCATTCTTAAAAAAAGAGACAGCCGACTACAGTGCGATAACGACATGGGGAATATTCTATCCAGACGAGGATAGTCCAGCTAATTTAATATTATTAGATGCCATAAAAGGTAGGTACGAGTTTCCAGAACTTCGACGCCTGGCCCTTGAACAATATGATTATTGGAAACCTGAAACAGTCATTATAGAGGCAAAAGCATCAGGATTGCCACTGACATACGAGCTTAGGCAGATGGATATACCAGTGGTAAATTTTAGTCCGTCAAAAGGAAACGACAAGCACGCTCGTGTAAATGCTGTTGCACCTCTGTTTGAATCTGGTATGATATGGTGTCCTGAGCAAAAATTTGCTGAGGATGTCGTTGAAGAGTGCGCTGCATTTCCTTACGGCGATCATGATGACCTTGTTGATTCTACTACACAAGCTATCATGCGATTTAGACAGGGTGGATTAATACAGCACCCTGAAGATTATATCGATGAAAAAGTCGAACAACGTAAAAGGAATTATTATTAATGGCAATAAAATTTGGAATGACAGTAGCACAAATCATAGGTCAATTGACTAGAGGTTTTATGAAAGCCATGGGTAGACAACCAGATGGTCTTGAAAAGATAAAAATTCAACAAGAAGCAGTTCAAAGATTTAGAGACATGAATAAAGTTGTCGATATGGAAGGCAATGTTTTAGACCCAAGTAAACCTATTATGGGTGGTACACAAGAGGGAGCTGCTCTTAAATCAGGAATCATGAGAGCAACAGGTGAAGGTCCTAGAGAAATTACAGAAGATACAGGAAAAGGTTTTATAGATTTTGTAAGACGAACAGATCCAGAAGGTGCAGATAAATTACAAAAAGAAGAAGATAGAATTAGAGCGATGATAGAAGCTGCAAATAAAAGAGCTGCAAAAAATTTAAAAGACAAAAAGAAAAAATTAGATGACCCAGAAGAAAAAGCGATGGGTGGTCGTATTGGTTACAAGTTAGGATCACTTGACAAAGCACGTAGAGCATTCTTAAAAAAAGCTGCAGGTATTGGCGGAGGTATAGCTGCATTAAAAACAGGATTACTGGGTCTTAGTAAAAAAGCACCAGAGGCTGTTGAGAAAGTTACGGAAAACTTTTCAACAACACTTTCTGAAGCTCCAGATTATTTTTTTAATCTTATTTCAAAAATAAAATCTTTTGGAAAAAAATCAAAAATAGGACCACAAGAAAGAGTGGATGAGTATTCTTACATAGGTAAGAATGGTGATCAATATACCTTAACAGAAGATATCGTAACAGGAGATGCACAAATTGTAAAAGATAAAATGGGTGTTGGAAGTTATGGTGATAAAACTTTTGACACTATAAATGATAGAACTGTCATGGAGTACAAAGCACCTAAACAAGATGTTGATGTGGAGTCAGGTAGAGGCACTAGAGAATCTGCTGAATATGAAGAGTACAAAGTAGAGTTTGATTCAGATGGAACAGAAGCAGGAGCTGACGCTATAGATGAAATTGTTCAAAAAGAAATTATAGAAGAGGCTACAACTAAAAAAGCACCATCAATTAAAAAAGCTGGGGGTGGACTCGCCTACATGTTAGGAGAGTAATGAAGTTCGGTCCTAAAGAAACTAAAGAGTTAAATCAATATTTAAAAACTGGTAGAAACAGAAAGAGAGAGTTTCTAGGTGGTGGTATAACTTTTGCATCTGATCTTACACAACCAGAACCTAAGAGAGAAGTTGTAGAAATAGATTTATTTAATCAATTTAATTTACGTAATCCACGAGCTGATGGTGGACGAATACCTTTTGACAATGGTGGCGAAGTTGAAAAACTTGCAGATGACTTTGTAAAACAAGAAAAGCTTTTAGGTAGATCTGTTGATGACCAGTTAAGAAAAGAATTTATAGATACAGTTACAAAACAAACTAGCAAAGTTCAAACAGATACATTTAAATATCCATTTAAATTTTTAAATCAAAGAACAGGAGAGATAGAAACAGTTTATAAAGCATTGCCAACAGATTATTCAAAAAGATCTAAAAGAGTAAGCACTAAAATTGATACATATGCTGATGCTCTTACAGATTTTAACGCAGCTATCAGAGACGCTTTTATTAAAAACGATGCATCTTTATTTCCAAAACCATTTGCACAATTTTTAAAAGACAGAGGTTTAAAAGATGGAACTTACGCAAATTTAGTTAAGACAAAACAAATACCGTCCATAAACACAGATGTTTCGGATTTTCGTTTTAAATTTGCAAACAGATTAATTGATGATGCTAATAAAGGTCTAAAATTTATAGATGCAGGAACATTATTTAAAAACGCAGGGTTTACCGACAAGGATTATAAAAAAGTTTATAGTTTAAAAGATAAAAAATTAAATAAATTAGATAAGGCAGAAGATAAAATTAAAAAAGCTTATATAAAATTTTTTCAAAGCCCAACATCACAAAACCTTCCAGTTAAAACATTTTTTAATCCTAGAACAATATTAGCAGGAGCTACAGGTTTAAGTGAGACAACTGTTTCTAAAAAGTTTGACATACAAAAGTTTGACCCAGAAGGTTTTGAAACATTTAAAAGATTAGGCAATGCTGACATACAAAAAATTTTATTAAAAAATTTTGATCCAGCAACAACTATTGCAAATCCAAATGCATTTACTCTTGGAGCGATAAAAGAAAAAATAAATGCTGATATAAAAACAGGCAATAAACCTTTTTCATTTTATATGGACACTGCGCAAACAAAAGCAGCAAATTTAAGAAAAGAAAGACTAGATAAAGCTAAAGCAAAAGCAGGCAAAGGAGTTGCTGATATCCTTGATGCACAAGATGAAACTGTTGAAACTTTAAATAAGTTTTATAAACAATTTCCAGAAGAGTTACTAGGTAATACTAAACTTAGAAATTTATTAGATCTTACTTTAGAGGATGGTGAGATTGTTAAAAAAAATAAATATGTAAAAGATGAAGATTTTTTAAAACTTGTAAAAGAACGACCTCTATTTACTAAGGATCATATCGATGAGGTACAATTTGAAAAACTAAGCACAGAGTTTCCTGTATTTAGACAACTTGCAACTTACAATACAAACTCTGGATTAATTAGATCTATTAAATCTTATGTTGCTAAAAATCAAAATAGTAAAGACCCTGTAGTTCAGGATAAAATTAAAAAACAAATAGCATTTTTAGAAGATTTAAAACTAAGAGTTGATACACCAACAGGAAGAATTGGATCAAAAGAAGTATTAGCAGCGGTCGACAGACAAGCTGGAACATTACCAAACTTTTTAGCACAACTTAAAGCTTTAAATATTAAATTACCTGCAAAGGCAAAAGCAGTTCTCTTAGGAACAGGTGGTGGATTAGCTGCAACAACATTAGCTGCAGCAGGACCAATAGAAGAAACAGGATCAACTGCTATGGACACAGCTAAAACGGTTGGCGCTGCAACTGCGGGAGCAGCCACAGTTGGAACTAAACCAGGTAGACAGTTATTAGGTAAAGCGTTTAGAACTTTAGGAACACCACTCTCTGGAGCACTTTTAGCTGCTAACCAAATTAGAAGTAATATAAAATCAGGAGAAAATGTTGTTGATGCAGTTGTAGATCCTTTGGTTGGTTTAGAATTATCTTTTCCTGGTTTATTTAAAGAAAATCTTGCTAAGATTACAAGCAATCCAACAGCACAAAAAATTTTACGTTTAGGTAAATTTGGTAGAGCCTTGACACCAATAGGAGCAGGCATTACAGCAGCTGGTTTAGGTATTGATGCAGCAAAATTTACTAAAAGAAGAATAGATGAACTAAGATCCATGACACCAGAGCAAAGAGCAGAATTAAGAAGACAAGGAGAAGCACAAGCATTCGATCCTTTTCAAGCTGCAGGCGGTGGACTTGCAAAAGAAGCAGGAGACAGATCAGGCCCACCACCAGAGAAAGGGCCAAACTCAGAAGGGTTGCCAGGTCTGTTAAAACGTGTTAGAAACTTATAGGAGTATTAAATGGCAGATATAGATAAAGGACTCCCGAACACTAGAACTAAAATTGATATACCCTCAGATGAGGAGATAGCACAAGAAGTTTCTGTTCAGGAACAAGAACCCGAAAAGGGACCAATAGAAGTTACACCAGAAGAAGATGGAGGTGTAACATTAGACTTTGAACCAGGATCAATAAATGTACCTGGAACAGAATCACACTTTGATAATCTAGCAGATATTTTACCAGATGATGTTTTAGAGCCGATTGGAAACGACATGGTTCAAAACTATATGGACTACAAAGCATCAAGAAAAGAGTGGGAACAATCTTATATTACAGGATTAGATTTATTAGGATTTAAATATGAAAATAGAACAGAACCTTTTCAAGGAGCTTCCGGTGCAACACACCCGGTGTTAGCAGAAGCCGTTACACAGTTTCAAGCACAAGCATACAAAGAATTATTACCAGCGGATGGACCTGTCAGAACACAAGTTGTAGGAATTAAAAATTCACAGACCGAGCAACAAGCCGTTCGTGTAAAAGATTTTATGAATTATTTAATCATGGATCAAATGAAAGAGTATGAGGCAGAGTTTGACTCTATGTTATTTCATTTACCACTTGCAGGTTCAACATTTAAAAAAGTTTATTATGATGTACCAATGGGTAGAGCAGTATCTAAATTTGTACCAGCAGATGAACTTGTTGTTCCTTACACTGCAACAAGCATTGAAGATGCAGAGTCTGTAATACATACGATAAAAATTTCTGAAAATGAATTAAGAAAACAACAAGTCAATGGATTTTACAGAGATGTAGAATTAGGGCCACCAGGTCATGTAGAAAAAAATGATCTTGATAAAAAAGAAAAAGAATTAAGAAAACAACAAGTCAATGGATTTTACAGAGATGTAGAATTAGGGCCACCAGGTCATGTAGAAAAAAATGATCTTGATAAAAAAGAAAAAGAATTAGATGGAACTAAAAAAACAGGTAAACAAGAACCTGTCTATACCTTATTAGAGTGTCATGTAAATTTAGATTTAGAAGGTTTTGAAGATACAAATTCTGAAGGACCAACCGGAATAAAATTGCCCTACATTGTAACTGTAGAAGAAGGCAGCCGAGTAGTTCTCTCTATACGGAGAAACTATGCGCCCAATGATCTAAAGAAAAATAAAATCCAATATTTTGTCCACTTCAAATTTCTGCCAGGACTAGGATTTTATGGCTTTGGACTCATTCACATGATTGGCGGATTGAGTCGTACGGCAACGGCGGCTCTCCGTCAATTATTAGACGCAGGAACATTATCAAATCTACCCGCAGGATTTAAACAAAGAGGTGTTAGAGTTAGAGATGAAGCAGCTCCAATACAACCAGGTGAATTTAAAGATGTAGATGCACCGGGCGGTAATCTTAGAGACGCATTTTTTCCATTACCATACAAAGAACCATCACAGACATTATTAAACTTACTTGGTATTGTAGTACAAGCTGGTCAAAGATTTGCAAGCATTGCTGACATGCAAGTGGGCGATGCTAATCAAGCAGCGGCTGTTGGTACAACAGTTGCATTGTTAGAGCGTGGTTCAAGAGTTATGAGTGCTATACATAAAAGATGTTATGCAGCTATGAAAGATGAATTTAAATTATTAGCAAAAATAGTTTCACAATATTTACCGCCAGAATATCCATATGATGTTGTGGGTGGTGCAAGAAATATAAAACAATCTGATTTTGATGACAGAGTTGATGTTGTACCAGTTGCAGACCCTAATATATTCTCGATGTCACAAAGAATTACACTAGCACAGACACAATTACAAATAGCAACGTCTAATCCACAGCTACATAACATGTATCAAATTTACAGAAATATGTATGC